CATTGGCTGAGATTGCGGACCAAGGTGCAGCAAACATCGCAGCAGCACAAAGGAAAAAGGCTGAGGTCAGCGCAGCCAACAAAGCCATCCACGCATTTGGTGGTGAAGATGCCGTGATGGAATTCATTGCATCGGGCGGTACGGTTACCGCACTGTGCAAGGTATTGGGGATCGCTGTGACCACATTTGACCGATGGATCGATAGAGGGGGCGAGGAGCGCGGCTCGGCTTACGCGCGGGCGCGTGTGCGTGCAGGGCAGAGTTTAGCCGAGCAGACCATCGACATCGCCGATGCCGCGACCATCCAGGAGGTGCAACTGGCCAAGCTGCGCTGCGACAGACGCGCCTGGCTGGCCAGCAAGCTGAACGAGGATTACAGCGACAAGCAGCAGCCGCTGGTCAACATCGACCTGGGCAGCATGGCGCTCGATGCGCTGCGCAAACGCAGCATTACGCATACCGAAGACTGACGCTGATTCCGGCAACGTCCATTATGTAAAGTCGTTCTTGAGTTATCCACAGATTTAGGAATACGTTAGGCGTAGCTTCTGAGTTATCCACAGGAATCTGTGGATAAGTGTGGACAAAAGCCTGTGGACAGGTGACTGCCGCCAGCCTGGCGATCTGGCCGCGACCCCCCCCTGGGGCCGCGCGGCGGGGGCGCGGCTGTGGCGGTGCTTGACACCTATCTGCCAACCCTCATCCCAAAAAAAATTTTTTAACTTTGTTAAAAAATGACCTTCATCCCTGAAAAAAATGTGACCAAGATCACATAAACCACTTGCACCCCTTCATCAACTTGACTTAAACTGCAATTCCCTTCAACCAGGAGTAAACCGATGAACACGACATATCTGACTAAAGTGAGGGCTTTGTACCCGAACAGCCGCCACAATCAGCGCCAGTGGGTGAAGTCAATACGGCAACTTGGCCCGAGGTGGTTGGTGGCGCAGCCGCAGCCGCAAGCCAAACTGCGTGAGCAGGCAGCGGGGCGGTGTGTATGAAGACCAACCTGATCTTGCTCGCCAGCCTGGCGGCATCGGCTGCGGTGTCCCTGTCAACCATTTATGCCCTGCTGTGGCTGGCGGGGGTGGTATGACCAAAGACAAAGCATTGGACTTGGCGCTGGAGGCATTGGAGGAGCTACAGCCGGATGACGCATATCCGTATAGCTTGCAAAGCAAAGCCATCACCGCCATCAAGAAAGCCCGTTCAGCACCTGTGCAGGAGCCTGTGGCGTGGGTGCGTTTAGAAGCATGGCAATCTGGAGCCGAATGGCCTGATGATTGTTTTACTGGAATTCCTGCTGATGGCTTGACTCCCCTCTACACCACCCCAACCGCAGCACAGCGGCAATGGGTGGGGCTGACCCAAAAGGATATCGACATCGCCTTTGACGACACACAGGAGGGCGGTGGCTTTGATGAGTTTGCCCGCGCTATCGAAGCCAAACTCAAGGAGAAGAACGGTTTGCATCGACAGCACGTGATAGACGGCTCTCCTTGTTGGTGTGAACCAGAAACCAGCTACACAGACCCAGAGACAGGTGCGTCTGTGGTTGTTCACAAGGAGCCGCAATGACAACACCAGAGCAACTGATGACACAGGAAGAGCTTGCGTTCCGCTGGAAGATCAGCGAGGCCACACTGGAGCGCGACAGGTCACTTAAGCAGGGCTGTCGATACCTCAAGCTGGGCGGCCTGATCCGTTACCGCATTCAGGATGTGTTGGATTATGAAGAAGCCTGCACGCATGAGCCGAAAGCCAAACTCAGGAGTAAGAACAATGGATAAGACGATAGACATGGCCCGTGAAGTCAAGATGCCTTATGACTTTGTAACTGGTGAGCCAATCTACCTTGAAAAGTTGAAAGCCTTTGAAGCCCTTGTCCGTGCTGATGAGCGTGAGGCGTGTGCAAAGGTTTGTGATTACCGTGCGATGGAATACGATGGTTTTTCCGCAGAGCAAAACGCATCCGAAAAGTTGGCCGCCGCCATCCGAGCAAGGGGGCAGGAATGAACCGCGAAGACATTGAACAGGCAATCTACGAACGCACTCGGCGATTCGTGTCGGAAGATGTGCAGGACGCAATCCTTGAGTTGATCGTAGCAGAGCGCGAGGCGTGTGCAAAGGTGTGTGATGAGTTAGCCGATAAGCACGGTTGGGAGGGCAGCTATGCAAATGAGTGTGCCATTGCCATCCGAGCAAGGGAAACAAATGACAAAAGATGAAATCTTGATCATGGTGCAACATTGCTGGCCTGGAGGACCACGCGAAATGTGGTGCGTAGATGGAGAATTGCCAAGACTTGAGCGTTTTGCCGCTTTGGTAGCCGAGAAAGAACGTGAGGCGTGTGCAAAGGTGTGTGAGGACACTCCGTGGTCAAACTGGTTTACGGCTGACTGCGCCGCCGCCATCCGAGCAAGGGGGAACACATGACCTGCAAACACCGCTGGCTACTGACCCCATCACCCCACCGCAGTCAGTACCACTACCAATGCGCTAAGTGCGCTCAAGTGGCATGGACCACCATCAAGGAAAAAGAATGACGCCAGTACGCCAAAGAAAAGTCAGGGCATTGCTCAGAGCTAATCCATGGGGGTTGACGCCGATGGAGATTGCAGCGGCAACGGGGATGCACGTTGCCAACGTGCGGACATCCCTACGGGCGATGCCTGATGTGTATGTGGACCGCTGGCAGCTTGGGAAAAGGGGGCAGTTTTCCAAGGTTTGGGTGGCGGTGAAAGTGCCGGAGGACTGCCCACATCCGAAAGACAGGACGAAGTGGGGTGGCAACACATACAAGCCGAGAACGCATTGGCAGCCTGGAGCGTATGCCGTGGCGGCATAATTGACGCCTATGGCAAAAACAGAAAATGTGTTTCAGCAGTGGGTGAACAGGTATCACCCTGACCCGGTGCTGTTTGTGCGTGAGGTGCTGGGGGTAGATCCTGACCCCTGGCAGGTCAAGTTTCTCCAGGCCATCGCCCGTGGGGACAGGAAGATCAGCGTGCGCTCTGGCCACGGGGTTGGAAAGTCAACAGCATCAAGCTGGGCCATGCTGTGGTACTTCATGACGCGATCACCCGTAAAGGTGGTGGTGACAGCGCCGACATCCAGCCAACTGTATGACGCCATGTTTGCTGAACTCAAACGCTGGATCAACGCGATGCCAGCGCCACTCCAGGGGCTGCTGACTGTCAAGCAAGAGCGTATTGAGTTCAACGCTGCGCCGACTGAGATGTTTATCTCGGCCAGGACCAGCAGGGCCGAGCAGCCTGAAGCGTTGCAGGGGATTCACTCTGAATATGTGATGCTGGTGGCCGATGAGGCGTCAGGTGTTCCGGAGCAGGTGTTTGAGGCGGCGGCGGGGTCGATGTCTGGACACAATGCGGTGACACTGCTGCTGGGCAACCCGGTGAGGTCTTCAGGATTCTTCTACGACACGCACACGCGCCTGTCTGGTGAGTGGACCACCTTCCAGGTGGCGTGTACCGATTCGCCCAGGGTGTCGGAGGAATACGTCAAGGAGATGGCGCAGCGGTACGGTGAGGACAGCAACGTGTATCGGATTCGCGTGATCGGGGAGTTCCCGAAGGGCGATGACGATACGGTGATTGCGATGGATTTGCTCGAAAGTGCGCTGCACCGCGATGTGGCGGCGAGTCTGTCGGCGCCAATGATCTGGGGGCTGGATGTGGCCAGGTTTGGCTCGGACAGGTCGGCGCTGTGCAAACGCCAAGGCAACGTGGTGACCGAGAGCATCCGCACCTGGAAGAATCTGGATTTGATGCAACTGACCGGGGCGGTGGTGGCTGAGTACAACGTGCTGCCGCCGAGCCAACAGCCCAAGGAGATTTTGGTGGACAGCATCGGCCTGGGCGCTGGCGTGGTGGACCGCCTAAGAGAACTCGGCCTGCCAGCGCGTGGCATCAATGTGTCTGAAAGCCCAGCCATGGGCGGGACGTACAGGAACCTGAAGGCTGAACTGTGGTACAGGGCAAAGGCGTGGCTGGAGGCCAGAGACTGCAAACTGGCCAAGGACGAGGTGCTGATCAGTGAATTGGCCACGGTGCGGTACAGCTTCACCAGCAACGGCAAGATTCAGATTGAGGGCAAGGATGAGATCAGGAAGCGCGGCTTACCAAGCCCTGACAAGGCCGATGCGTTTGTCTTGACGTTTGCGTCTGACGCGATTGCGGGGATGTACGGGTCAGCGGCCAGCAGCAAGTGGAGCCAGCCGCTGCGCCGAAACCTGTCCAGAGTCGCATAATCTGCCAATTGATCAACAGGAGCAATCTATGCCAATGAGCAAAGCGCAAAAGAAGGTCGGCACAGTGATGTCCGAATTTAAGAAGGGCAAACTGCACAGCGGTGGCTCTGGCAAGGTGGTGAAAAACCCCAAGCAGGCCATCGCCATTGCAATGAGTGAAGCCAAGCTGCCCATGCGTGGGCAGCGCACAGCAACCAACAGGAGCAAAAAGTAATGGCCACTATGCAGCGCACCATGAGCCAGGTCATGGACCGTGAGGAGATGGACGAAGACATGGAGGAAGGCCAAGCCTGCCCCATGCCAACGCAAGACATCACGCTCAACTTGAAGAACCGCGCCAAGGCGATCACCAGCGCGGCCTACGGCCCTGAAAACCCGAAGCTGCCAAACACAGCGTTTTGGGCGAAGAAGGCTGACCAGTGGGATGTCTCCACGGATGACGCCAAGCAAAGCCTATGCGGAAACTGCGCGGCATTCAATGTGTCCGATGGCATCAAGCAGTGCATCGCCGAGGGCATTGGCATGGAGGCTGACCCCTGGGGGACGATTGAGTTGGCAGATCTGGGATATTGCCAAATTTTCGATTTCAAATGTTCCGCATCTAGAACTTGTTCGGCATGGGTAGTTGGCGGCCCCAACACTGGTGAGGATGAGGGTGAGGATGAAGAAGGCGAATACGAGGAGGACGAATCATGAAAGGTTTATATGCAGCAATTCATGCAAAGCGTGAGCGAATTGAGGCAGGCAGCAAGGAGAAGATGCGCAAGCCTGGAAGCAAAGGTGCGCCAACTGCTGCTGCGTTTAAGGCAGCGGCTAAAACGGCAAAGCCCGTGAAGGCCAAGAAATGAAGACGCCAGCCTGGCAGCG